TATGTTTTCTCGGACCCCTCAGAAAGAGAACAATATCAAGAATCAATCGAAGAAAAACCATTGGTTGACGATAGAATGAAAAAATTAATGGGAGGTTTAGATAAATTTTTATCTAAATAACGAATTTTTTAGGGTTTCTTATATTAGAAAATAGAATTTTCCATAAAAACGCAATATTTATAAAGTAATAAAACAAAAAAAATGACCGAAAAATCCATTTTAGAACAAGCGTTACTTCAAGTACAGACACTTGAAGAAGCAGTAAAGCAAAATGCAAAGGGTATACTTGCTTCAACTATGAAACAAGAACTAAATGATTTGCTTAAAGAATCGGAAGAAGAGGAAGACGAATTAAATCCAGAAGGAGATGATTCTGTTGAACCTAATGAAGAGGTAACAAATGATATGTCAGAACAACCTGAAGCCGAAGAAGGTGATGAGGAAGATTCTGAAAATGTTGATGACCTTGATAATGATGATCCAAGTAAAGACATTGAATCTATGGATTCAGAAGACGAAGAGTCTGAAGATGAAGAAGAAATCGATGAACCATCTTTTGATGACGTAGACACAGACGATGAAGATGTAATGGATATGACCGGAGCTTCAGATGATGAAGTTTTAAAAGTTTTCAAATCAATGAAACCAGAAGATGGTATTGTTGTGAAGAAAGACGGTAATAACGTTAATCTTGACTTGGGTGATGACGAGTATATCATCAAACTTGATGGTGAAGAAAGTGAATCTGAAGACGAAATGTTCGAAGGAGATGAAATGGAGTCTGACTCTACTGAATATCCTGAATTAGGTGAAGAAGAAGAAACAATCTACGAAATTGAGTTGGACGAAGAGGAAGAAGAAGAAATTGAAGTTTCTGAAGAAGAATCTGAGGATGATGTAAAAGAAGTTGAAGCTACTGAAGCTGCAAGAACTTTTGCTAACGACGTTAGAACTCCGGCGAACCAAGGTAAAAAATACAAAGCGGGTCGTCACGAAATGAATGAAGAAGTTGAAACACTTAAGAAACAAAATTCTGAGTACAAAAAGGCTTTAGTTCTTTTCAAGGAAAAATTAAACGAAGTTGCTGTGTTTAACGCGAACTTAGCTTACGCTACTCGTTTGTTCACAGAACATTCTACCACAAAACAAGAGAAATTGAACATTTTAAAGAGATTTGATTCAATTTCAACAATGAATGAGGCTAAAAATTTATTCAATACTATCAAATCTGAATTAGGTACTAAAACAACCGTTACCGAATCAGTAGTTGGTAAAATCTCTAACACTCCATCATCTTCATCTTCTCAAGAAGTATTATCAGAAGCGAAAGCATATGAAAATCCACAATTTAGAAGAATGAAAGATTTAATGAGTAAAATAAAATAATAAATAAATAAAAACAAAAACCAAATATTTTTAAAATGGGAGCATTATTAGAATCAGGTATGGTAGGTAACATCGGGTTAAAACACCTAAGAGTTATCAAAGAAGATACCATCAAAAAATGGGACGAGTTAGGATTCTTAGAAGGATTAGACGGACACCAAAAAGATAACATCGCGCAATTGTATGAAAACCAAGCGTCACACTTAATCAACGAAGCGGCTGTAGCTGATGCGTCTGGTTCTTTCGAGACAGTAGTTTTCCCAATTATCCGTCGTGTATTCTCTAAATTATTAGCAAACGACATCGTTTCTGTACAAGCTATGAACTTACCAATCGGTAAATTGTTCTACTTCGTACCTAAAATCCAAGACACTAAGTCAGCACCTTACGGTATGCCAGGTAACAACAACCCAGCAGATTTCGGTTACACTGACCCAAGAAGTCTTTACGACCGTTTCTACGAAGAAGGAGATGACAGAACTGAAGGTTTATTTGATTATTCAAAAGGGCCAGCAACATTAGCAACTCTTTCAGGTTCATCAATGACACTTGTTACTTTTGATAAAGGTACTGAAGCGGCTTACACAGGTGTAACTGGTACTTCTTTAAGTTCAGTAATCTTGAAAGTTACAGGTTTCTCTAAATTAGGTCAAGGTAAATTAGCGGGTCCAGACGGTAACGAAATGGATACTGAAGAATTTTTAGCATCTTTACAAGTATCATCTGAGCAAATTAACGGAGGTGCATCTTTACCATTTAACGTTGTAACTCAGAAATACGGAAAAGGTATCGTTTCTTACGGACAAAAATCTGCGGGTACTAATGGTAACTTATTCCAAGACATCTGTGATGAAACTGGAGCACTTTACTTAAACATCGATTTACAATCGTACAGTTCAACTTCAGGTTTCTCTAACTTTACTGTTGAAGATACAACTTTAGTTGGTGCTGACTTCGTGGCGACTTACCGTCAATACGATACATTAGAGTTCGAAGACGAAATCGGAGAAGTATCTTTCGACTTATCTTCTGTGACTGTTTCAGTTACTGAAAGAAAGTTAAGAGCTTCTTGGTCTCCTGAATTGGCTCAAGACGTTTCTGCATTCCATAACATCGACGCTGAGGCTGAGTTAACAGCATTGTTATCTGAGCAAATCGCAGCTGAGGTTGACCGTGAAATCTTACGTGACTTACGTAAAGGTGCAGCGTGG